TAAGATGGATTACCTATGATAAAGGATAAATCTTGTAAAACTTTTGTGTATTGCTGTGATAGTTGATAAATAATTGATTTAAGTCCAATTTCAGCCATTAATCTTCTTTGAATTAATGACTCTCCAGACTCTTTCGCACCACCAACATCTAATAATTTGCCCGCATATGCTTGAGCCAATGCGATATCGTGATCAACTTTTTGTTTTACAAACTCAGCACCTGTTTGCATCTCTATAAGTTTTGCATCGGCATCGCTTTTAGAAGTTGTAGTTGATACAAAGTTATTGGCGCCAAAGTTGACATTTTCTAGTTCTCTTTGATTAAACCCCATGAACAACAACATAGGGTCACCTTTAGTCGCAACTAATTTGTTCCAGATTGCCACGTTTCTATAAATATGTAAGCACAAATGAGCAACTGGAGACAACGGGGAATTGCGTATTTCATCATTCAAATTATACGTGGTCAATAAATAGAAAGGCACAAAACTAAGGGAATTGCCCTTATACCTCGGCTGTCTAGCTGTAATCAGATTATAATCTTTATCTCGTAATTCTTGTGTGTATACCCCATCAATCAAACGTAACATTAAATAGTTATACTCATCATCATAAGTCAACGTATCTTCATTAAATGTTTCATATCTCTGACAAATAACCGCAAAATCTACATTCCCTTTTTGGTCTATATGCCAGTCGATTATATCTTCAGTTTTATAACTTAAAAGTTTTACTCCAAGTTTGCTATCATCAATCTCTATTAAAGCGCCAACTCGACCCATCGACAGTATTTCTCGCAATGACTTAAAATAAAAGTCATTAATCATGGCGCTTGAGTCTTCTAAAGTTTCCTCGGGCGTAATAACATTTTCCCCCGATGCTGCCAGCCCTAACATTGCATTCAAAGCTTGAGTTGTCAGTTCAGGGAAATCCGTCATTTTTAAAAACCGATCGTAATAATTATCGCAATTATCCCCTGTTTTTTTTAAATTATTAGGGAATTTAAGATACTCAGTGCCACGACTTTTAATTTTCGTATTTCCGCGCAATGCGTCACGCAAAAATCTCCATTCGTATTGAAAAATTTGATAGTCGTTGTTGCTTCTTTGTTCGAATGACATTTATAATCCCCAGGCTCTATAGCCTACTTTAACAATGTTTTCGTTGTGTAATCGCCCAAATGTTAAATATCTAAAACTATCTATTATATGATCAATGCCTGACGATTTGTCTGGCTCTCCTTTTTGATCATACGTCTGCTGTTCTAGTGCACTGATTAGTTTTTTACATTTCTTTGATAGTATAATCTTATTCTCATTAAATGCAATGTTGCACGAATTTATAGTATCTCTAACTCTTGGATTCCCAGAGTTATTATATACAACATCATAAAAACCAGCATTTTGAAGTATTCCGATATCTGAAGTGCTGCTTGATGAGTGACGATTTCTCCCACTCGCGTCAGGGTAAATAGTAGCCATAGAAAGATTTCTAACTTTACGATGTATCTCTTTAACTAAATCTTCCGTGTCATAAGCGTCGACAATCTCATCAATTACAATTAATCTCCTTTGATCATCTTCTATTGCTATTACTGCTGCCATATGCTGTATATTGAAATCACATCCTATATACACTTTGTGGTGCATCTCGATATTATAAATCACATCAATTACATGTTTATTTCTGTCGAATTGCTTATAAACTGACCCACGCTCTAAATTTACAAACTCAGCATGAAAATATGCCCTTTTTAATTCTTCTGGTAAATGATCGTTTTTAGCAACAAAATCTTCGACATCAATAAAAGGATTGGACCACACGTCTGCTTTTATAAGTTTCCTACGCGGGTGATTCTCCCCAATTACAGCAGGGTCAAAGTGTTTGTACGCGAACTTAAACCCTTCAGGCGTTCCCGTAAGATTAACCCTGCACATATTGAAGAAGTATTGGCGATCGCTATCAGCAACACGCAATCTACCAAATAGTTGATTAAATGCAGCTGTCATGACCGATTCTCGAATTCTATCGAACTCATCAATATGAATGCTTGCGCAGTTAGATGCCATGATTTTAGATGCATCAGTTAAGCTGAGAAATCTTATTGCGCCGTAGCCAGGGATTGTTAAAACTTTGGGCTTACCAATAAAAGTGCAATTAACGTCTATTTCAAGACCGTAGAGAGGAAGAATTTCAAAAAGTGTAGGATAGGCAGCCGTCTCTAACAATTCGTGTGACGGCTCGTAAAACATCACTTGATACTTTGGGAACGGTACACGTAAACGATTCTGTATAGCTTTGTGTAAGTTTGTTACCGTTTTACCGCTACCGAAACTGCCAACAAACGCAGTAATCTCATGCGTAGAACTTATGAACTCTAATTGTTTTTCACTGAAATTGATTTCAAGATTCTGAGGTATCGTCATCTTTCACATATAACTTATTGATAATTTCATATTTCGGAATACTATCGCCTGACATTTCAATCTTATCTGTTTTATCCCAGACATCGGGTTGAACTCTTTCTAGATACGCGATAGCATGCATTGACGATACTAAAGCTTTCTCCTCAGCCTGCTGTGCTATTCTAGATTTAACATACTCTACCGTGTCTTTGAATTCGTTGTCAGGGAAATTTAAAAGTGTCTTTAAAGAAAAACCCAAATGATAAGCAAGTCCGTTAAGAGTCATCACTTTTTTACACTCTTCATGGCTACTTATATAAGCGTCAACAGCTTCTTTAAAACTTTCTACGCTGTCAAAATTGACATTTCTATAGTTTTTCACATGTTATATCCTTTGATCACATAGCATAAAGTATAACACATGATTTTTTATTTATCGATTTTTCCGCATTGTCAACACCTCATTTCGTTAATTTTTAGTTGTCCCCCTGATTAGTTGAGATTGACCCTTTTGTGTTTTTATCGTAGTTGCATATACAATTTAAAGGACTTTTTCAGAATAAGTAAAAAGTGTCGATTTACCGGGATTTTGACGATTTTCAGTGAATTCTCTCTCAGAGGCTTCTGTATATATAATTTATACGATTTTCGCGATTCCTGAAACCCGCATAAAATAAGGGCTTGAGGGGTGCTGTATATAGAAATATAAAATATAAATTTTTTCACTTCTTCCTATAAAAAAACGTATTTTTTAAAAATAAATGGTGGTGACTTTTTCTTATATTCTTATATTTTTATATTTATTTATATCTAGAATAATATATATATTAATAATAAGTAAATAAGTAATAAAATAATAAAATAATAATAATAATTACTACGATTTTAAAATACGAAAAAATATCAAAAGAAAAATGAAATATACGATAACTGTCTACAGAGTTTTCTATGCAATTTTTTACGATTTATAGAATATATAAAAAACTATATAGATTTTACACAAAATTTTGAAGAACTATTTTAATAAAAAAATTTATATACAAGCTTGAAAAGATTAAAAAAGGGGATTATTCTATTAATCAACGACGCGGAATCCACGATTCTACGCCTCGTAAATAAGTGAGTAAGTGAGTATAAAAACATCGGAGAAACTGAAATGCAGCAGAGCTATACTATATCTTTCGGCAAGAACATAACTTCAAACATCGTCAAAAATGAAGACATTCAAAAAGAGGGTTTACTCTCTTATTTCAAGAACCCAAGGAAACTAAGCAACACTACTCTAAAAGAATACAGCGACTGTTCTAAAGCAGACAGAGTCGCTATTAAGAAGACACTGCGATTTTGGTCGGGGTCACATTATAGTATTGATGACGATGGCATAAGTAGAAGACGCAAGGACCACATAAAATCTCGAAACTTAATGACTCTAGATTTAGACCACGGCAACGAAGGCACTTTAAATCACTTGAGAGAAGCTTTAACAAATACAGCTAAGGTAAATTACATTTTACATTCAAGTATCAGTCACGACCCTGAAAACGGCGTTTATAAGTATCGTTTAATAATACCTTGTTCATCTGACATTTCTAATGAGAGTAAATATCAACAAAGTGTCGAAGAAATCACAAATATGATCGGAAAGGATTTATTTGATCTTGCTGCATCATGTGACATTAGTCGTGCGATGTTCGAGCCTGCAACATTGGTAAATCAAGATTATGTTCTGGATTACAACTTAGAATTGAATGATTATAAGCCGTCTTCTAAAACAAAAAAAGAAAAACAATTTAAAAGGACACTGCCATCTTCGCTTACAGGCATAGAAGGGGTGTTTAATAGCGTTTATAAGTGCCCTGACGTGCTTTATAAGCATGCACTAGGGGATTATGCCCCCAGCGACGAAAAAGACCCTCTAAACGCCAAAAAAAGATGGACCTACCGCGGCGCCTCAACAATAGAAGGTATTCGTTTTGAAGACAACGGAGAATTGCTACACAGTGAGCATGAGTCCGA